TGAATTGATCCGGGGAAAGGATGCATCACGCTGCCCCCCGATCCTGCCTTATTTTTTCCTGCACCCGACCGATCACAGCCCGCATTGCCCCGATCGGCAGGCAGATATAGGCCTAATCCGCGTATTTTTGGGCGTTCTTATACTCTAACAGAATGAGGTCACGCCGGTTTCCCCAATGAAATCAACGACCGTTGGAAAATCTATGCAAAACAGGGGCTTGCGGCACCTGATCGAGGCCGCCCGAGGGGCGGGCGAGTGCCAGCCGCCCCCCTACGGTTACCGTATACACCCCCCACCCAATTTCAAAATTCCATCCAGTAAACCATCCGGGTCGTCAATATACTCTCCTCGCGGCCTTGGGGAATTTTGGGGCAGTAGTTTGTAAAGTTGTAAATATGGGTTTGCAAAGTACCTTAACAAATGTTATTATTCCGGTAACTTTGGTAGTTGGGTGCAGGTATGGACGAGGATCTAGAGCAGTATCTGGACTGGGATGAGGACGAGGGTCTTATTCTGGTTACCGCCTTTGAGGAGGCTGAAGACGAGGTCATCTCTCCGGTAGATGAGCTGGTTGAGGAGATCATCGAACAGGGTCGAGATACGGGTGATTATCGATTTCTGTATTGTGTCGCGCATGAGCTGAACCGGAATGAGGAGTTGGTTCGTCGGGCGGCGGAGATGATGGAGGATGATCTGGCTGCGGTGGCGGGCTTGTTCGACCTTGAGCCGGAAGATCTGGAGTGATGCGGGATTTCCTCGGTAATAGGGGTGGTGTTGAGATCGGTCCGGAGTGGATTGAGACGACACGCAGGGCAGCAGAGATGTTTGGCATTTCTTCATCGGTCGTGAAAGAGTGGTCGGCTACAGGTAAAATTGAGACCCGCCCGAAAGACGCCTCGAAGCCCGTAAGTAGACATAACCCCTATCTGATAAACCGGCAGTCCTTAGAGGATGCCTTGATTGAGAGGGCGATGCATTCAGATCCGTGGCCGGATAGGTCTGTTCAGGAGATCGTGAAGCCAGTCCCGGTGTTGTATTCTACTAATCATCTTCGTTCTGACCAGCTAGGGAACGTCGGAGAGCATTTGGTGGCTTACTACCTGAGTTTTACAGGGGCGTCCGTGTCTCTGGTGGATCGTCGGGGTATGGATCATTTCGTACGGCTGACGAACGGGGCAATGTTTGCTCTAGAGGTGAAGACAACATCTAAGCCTACAAGAGAAAAAGGAGCATACTGCCGCTACACCACTCAACGATTGGATGCGGACTGGTTCGCTCTTCTGGACCTCTCAACGAATATCTTCCTGCTTCGCCATAGAGACGAGCTTAGGGGAAGTACAGAGTCTGAGTGTATACCCCACAAGTTCTTTACCCCCTTCTACATGAACCAGTCGATCCAGCAGCTATTCGAATACTATGGAGCAAAGCCAGACCCGGTGATGACCTGACTGCATCTAGAGGGTACGCCGGTTTCAGTACGGTATTAATATAGGCCTACGCTCGTACCTCATCCAAAGGGTACGCCGACTATAAACCAGTATATATATAGGCTCTCACCGGTACTCTAACCCAACAAAAAACCCCTACCATCGTACTGATGGAGGGGCTTAGTCGGACGGAGGGGAGTAGTATATATTAGAACCCCCACATACGTTAACCTTGTTATACCACTAATTGAGGTATCTGACAAGCCCCTTTTTGCTACCCTAGCTAAGTTTTAGGTCTTTACTTGGTACATTAGTTCGTGTATAACGATTAGGAGAGTTTGATGGTAGTGAACCTCTACTACGTCCGAGCTGCTATTGAGGCGAACACCGGACAAAGACTACGCTTCTCAGAAATCCGCAGATTGTTGGTCGAAGAAGGGCTTATGACTGAGCGTCAGGCCCGTGAGGACGCCAAAGCCTTTGAAGGCTACGGAAGTCTGTATTCGACGGAGAGTTTTTCTCGGACGGAGGAGCGCCGTATCGATACGACGGAAGGCCTTCCGGATGACTGGTCCTATGACGATTGAAGAGGATATCCGGGCATGGTCTCGCGAGGTATTGGAGCGGCCTAATCCGCATATGCCGCACAATTTACCGGCCTGTCCGTATGCGGAGAAAGCTTGGCGAGATAATCTGGTCCATGTGGTGGAGACGTCTAACCCGATAGATGCCCTACCCCATTGGGTTAGTATTTTTCCGACCTGCGACTGGGATCTGATCATACTGGCAGGGTTCAACTATCCGGGCATTGCGGAGTTTGAGGCGGAAATCGACGCCTTGAATGCGGAGAATGGCCCCAGAGACATTTTCCTGATGGGCTTTCATCCGGACTACGGGGCGGAAGATCAGGAGCTGGATTTTCTCTACGAACACGAGTGGGAGAGTGGCGTAGAGCAGGACTATGCGATGGTGTTTGTGCAGAGTTTCTCCCAAGTCATCGACGCCAGTAGGAAGCTGGACAAGCTCGGCTACTACGAGGCGTTCCCCCAAGAAGAATACGAACAATTGGTCGTGGACCGGCAGAGGAGATTTGAGCAATGGCGATGAAGCCCCGTGCGATGAAGAAGAAGAAGGGCATGGCCCGTGGTGGTATGAAGGCCAAGAAGGGCATGGCTCGTGGCGGCATGAAAACCAAAAAGCCGAAGGAAGTGAAAGCAGGCGCTTCCTATAAGGGTTAATGTTGTGTGGATCGCGGCATTCATATCGTGCCTCGGCCCAATGGCGTATGACTGTACGCTGGGTGTGAAGACAGACCGTCTGTTCGTAGAGCAGGACGTCTGCATGGAGTTTATCCAGTACAGCACTGATACGCTGGAGGAACAGGGAGCGGTGGTCGCTGGCCACTGCTTCCGTATTCGTGGGGAAGCACTCTGATGGCTACCACGAAGGACGTCGAACGCACCAAAGATGGTAAGCTGAAGTATCGGGGGGAGACTTTTCCCGGATACAATAAGCCGAAGCGAGACACCAGCACCGACAAAGCCAAGGCCGTATTGGCCAAGAAAGGCGACGAAGTTAAGATTGTTCGCTTTGGTGATCCCAAAATGAAGAACCGGGCTGATAACGCAGAGGCGCGCAAGAGTTTCCGCGCTCGTCATAAGTGCGACACGGCCAAGGACAAATTCACGGCTCGTTACTGGGCCTGCAAGGATTGGTGACATGAGCCTCGTCCGGAACATCAACAAACGTAAGAAGGCCGGAACCAGCCGGTCCAAGAAGAACAGCACTGTATCGGACAAAGCGTACAAGCAGATGCAGAAGGGCTGGCCAAAATCCAAAGGTAAGAAGAAGTCGTAATGGATGAAAGTCGCCTAGACCGCATTGAGAAGAAGCTGGACAAGATGGCGGAAGCCATCGTGTCTTTGGCCCGGATGGAGGAGCGTATGATTACGCTCTTCTCGCGTATGGACCGGTACGAAGAGCAGCAGAACGAAGTCGAGCATCGTCTCACTGTGGTTGAAAAAAGTTCCGGCAGTAACGGCCAGACTTTGCGGTTTGTAGAACGTCTTTTTTGGATTGTGGTTTCAGGCGCTGTTGCAACAGCCTTCTGGTTTATGCGGAGTTAAGGATGTCTGAAGAGAACAAGAAAGAGCTGACGGATCGTCAGAAAGCTCTCATCGACGCCCTGATGGGTGAAGCTAAGGGTGACATCCGTAAGGCGATGGCGATTGCCGGTTACAGCCCAAACACCAACACCATGGAGGCGATTAAGCCGATCCGTGACGAGGTGAAGGAGGCGGCGGAAATGGTGATCGCCATGAACGCCCCCAAGGCGGCTCTCGGTGTTGTCGGTGTATTGGATGATCCGACTGCCCTTGGGGCGAAGAATGCGGTCAGCGCGGCCAAGGAAGTATTGGACCGGGCTGGTGTAGTAAAGAAGGAGCAGGTCGAGGTGACTGCTCCTAAAGGTGCAATGTTTATTCTGCCGCCCAAGAAGGATGATGAGTGAGCGATAATCCGTTCATAGGCGATCCTGATTTTCCGACGAAATACCGAAAGAATGTGACCCAGCGAATTGCGTTTGGGTATATTCCGTCGCCGGAAGATCCGTTGGTTCTGATCCCTGATCCGGAACTCAGCCCCTACATCAAAGAAGCATTCGACTTTATTGATGACGGGGGGCCGTTTCGGCATGCGGCTCAGTGGCTGACTGAAAAGTGTGGCCGTAGCATCAGTCATCAGGGCATCAAGCGTATCTGGGAGCAGCGCCGGGGAGACCCAAAGACCAACCCCCGCGCCAAAGAGATGCAGAAGCAGGCGAAAAGCCGTAAGCCTAAGACATCTGCAGAGCGCAAGAAGGCAGAGATCAAGACCAAGCTGTCGCAGGCCAAACGCCTGCAGACGATCCAGCAGAAAAAGCTGGATAACTGGCTGGAAAAGGACGAGTGGGAAGCTCAGTATAAGGCTGAGAAAGAAGGTCGCCCGATTGAAGACATTCGGGACGAGATGATCACGGCCAAGGAGGCGGTAGAACCTACCCCAGAGCCAGTTACCCCGCCTACACCCGCCAAAAAACCGGCCAAAGCCTACCCAGAACTGCCCGATGATCTGGATGTTGTCTTTCGACCTAATCCCGGCCCACAGACAGAGTTTCTGGCGGCCCCGGAGCGGGAGGTACTGTACGGCGGTAGTGCCGGGGGCGGTAAATCGTATGCGATGCTGGCCGACCCGATGCGTTACTTCGACAATAAGAACTTCGTCGGTATTCTCTTCCGCCGCACGAATGACGAACTACGCGAACTGATCTGGAAATCGCAGGAAATTTACCCCCGTGCCTTCCCCGGCGCAAAATGGCAGGAAAAGAAAAGTCAGTGGGTATTCCCTAGCGGTGCAAGGCTGTGGCTGACCTACCTTGAGCGGGATGAAGACGTTCTTCGTTATCAGGGCCAAGCGTTTTCGTGGATAGGCTTCGACGAAATCACACAGTATCCGACGCCGTTTGCCTTTGATTACATGCGATCTCGTTTGCGTTCGACTGACCCCAGCCTGCCTCTATCTGTCCGGGCGACGACAAACCCCGGCGGTCCGGGTCACGGGTGGGTCAAAAGGATGTTTATCGACCCTGCCCCGGCAAATACGGCATTTCCGGCGAAGAACATCGAAAGCGGCGAGGACATGGTCTACCCGCCGACCCATGAAAAAGCCGGACAGCCTCTTTTCTATCGCCGCTTTATTCCGGCCAGTCTGTACGACAATCCCTACCTCAGCAACGACGGCGCATATGAGGCCAACCTTCTGGCGTTGCCGGAAATGCAGCGCAGACAGCTCCTAGAGGGTGACTGGGCGATTGCAGACGGGGCGGCGTTCCCTGAATTCCGGCCAAACGTCCATGTCGTAGAGCCGTTTGATATTCCCGACACATGGCGTCGGTTCCGCAGCTGCGATTATGGCTATAGCTCATTCTCGGCGGTTCACTGGTTCGCCATCGATCCCGCCTATGAGACGTTGATTGTGTACCGAGAGCTGTACGTCAGCAAGCACACTGGCAAAGACCTAGCAAAGGCGGTTCTGGCGGAGGAACGCGGGGAACGGATCGACTACGGGGTTCTGGACAGCTCCTGCTGGCATCAGCGTGGTCAGGTCGGACCCAGCATTGCGGAAGAAATGATTGCTATGGGGTGCCGCTGGCGTCCCTCTGACCGCACAAACGGCGCTCGTGTTAACGGTAAGAACCGCTTTCATGAAGTCTTGAAAGTGGACGAAGAAACAGGCCGCCCCGGCATCATGTTTTTTAACAACTGCCGTCAGATCATTGCAGATTTGCCGGTTATCCCTGCCGATCCTAAAGGCGGCGACGACATTAACCCCAAATACGCCTCTGACCATGCCTATGACAGCGTTCGCTACGGCATCATGTCCCGTCCCAGAGCGTTCTCCCCTTTCGATGATGGTCGTGGCGTACCCAAGCAAAGATGGCGTCCGGCAGTACCGGCATTTGGCTACTAAGGAACTTATCACATGGCATTGATGGACCCGCCCGGACAGAACGTGTCCCCTGAGGATCAGACTGAGATTGACAGCAGCATTCAGCTGGAGGAAGACGGCGACGTCGCGCAGGAAAACCTCGACTATGGCGGGCTGACGTCAATGATTGAGGGGGCTTTCCGGCGTGCGAAAGACCGGCGGTATTCGGACGAGCAGCGTTGGCTGATGGCCTACCGGAATTATCGCGGTGTCTATGGTCCGGACGTCCAGTTCACGGACACGGAAAAGTCACAGGCATTCGTCAAGATTACGAAGACGAAGGTTTTGGCGGCCTATGCGCAGGTTGTGGACGTTCTCTTCGCTGGTAGCAAATTTCCTATTGGCATCGAAGCTCCCACGGACCCTGTGGGTGTGGCTGGCGAGGTCAACTATGACCCCAATCGCCTGACCGATGAGAAAGTCAAAGAAAAAGTGGACGTCGATTACGAGGTGCCGCAGCGGTATGCCCGCCCTGATATCGAGAAAGACCTCGGCATCTTTAAGGATAAGCTGCAGCCGGTTGAGGATGATCTCGTTGACGGCAGTTCTTCGGCCCAAACGGCCATCAACTTCGAGCCTGCCAAAAAAGCAGCCAAGAAGATGGAAGACAAGATGCACGGCCAGCTCGAAGAGAGTCAGGCGTCAAAGCATCTACGTTTCTGTGCCTTCGAGGCCTGCCTATTTGGCGAAGGCCTGCTGAAAGGTCCGTTCGCTTACGACAAAGAGTATCCCAACTGGAATGAGGACGGTGAGTACGATCCGGAGTTTCAGACGATCCCCAAGGTCGAGGCAGTATCCGTGTGGGACTTCTACCCTGACCCAGACGCCCGCAATATGTCCGAGGCAGAATACACGGTTCAGCGCCATCGCCTAAGCCGCACACAAATGCGGGCATTGAAGAACCGCCCTGCATTCCGAGAGGAAAGCATTGAACTGGCGATTGAGTATGGCCCAAATTATCTGCCGAAAGACTGGGAACAGGTACTCGACGACAGCGACACCACCGACACCGTAGATCGCTTTGAGGTGCTGGAGTATTGGGGTGTGGTCGATGCAGAGTCGGCGGAAGAAGCCGATCTTGATATCCCAGAGGCATTTGCCGATGCCGACGAGATTCAGATCAATGCGTGGATCTGCAATGGTCAAATCCTGCGGCTGGTTCTGAATCCCTTTACACCTAACCGCCTGCCCTACCATGCGGTTCCCTACGAAATGAACCCGTACAGCTTTTTCGGCGTCGGTGTGGCCGAGAACATGGAAGATACGCAGCTTCTGATGAACGGCTTCATGCGTATGGCGGTCGACAATGGTGCTTTGTCCGGTAACCTGATGGTTGAGGTAGACGAGACCAACCTCGTCCCCGGTCAGGAGATGGATATCTATCCCGGAAAGATCTGGCGGCGTCAGGCTGGCGCTCCGGGTCAGGCGATCTTCGGTACGAAGTTCCCGAATGTTTCCAACGAACTTCTCATGATGTTCGATAAGGCCCGTCAGTTGGCGGATGAGGCGACCGGCATGCCCTCATATGCTCACGGCATTGGCGGTGTGATGGGCGTTGGTCGTACGGCGTCTGGTATGTCGATGTTGATGGGGGCAGCCGCCCAGAACATCAAGGCAGTGGTGAGGAATATCGATGACTACCTTCTGGCTCCTCTGGGTAAGGCACTTTTTGCCTTCAACATGC